TTTTTACATCATCAATGGGCAACCAGTACCCCTAGATATGACAGTAGCCCTTCTCGCAGAGGGCATTGATGTGTCTACCTTAGAAGCTAAATACCAACGATAAAGAGAGTATCAGATTATGGCAGCACAGAAAATGTTAGTAACACCTAAAGGCTCTGCTGAATGGGTCAAACTGTGGACTCCCGATGTAAAGTTCAATCCGCTGGGCCTTTATACTATCAACCTTAAAGTGGCAGAAGATGAAGCTGAGGCTTTAACTACTGAGTTAAATAGGCAGGTTGATGCTTGTTACAACAGCGAGTTAAAGAAGAATCCCAAACTAAAGAACAAGATGGTCAAACGCCTACCTTACGAACAGCTTCTTGATGATGACGGTGAAGAAACAGGCTTCATTGAGTTCAAGGTAAAACTCAAGGCCCGTGTCGAAATGAAGAATGGTGACAGCTTCACACAGAAGCCAGTGGTCTACGATGCTAAAGGCCAACCTATCACTAAGGAAATATCAATCGGCAACGGCTCCATATGTAAAGTCGCCTTTGAAACAGTTCCTTACATGCTTGCTTCTACTAAAGAAGCTTCAGTATCTCTTCGTCTAAAGTCTGTTCAGTTAATTGAACTACGTGAGTTTAATAGCGAAGAGAATCCATTTGATACAGAGGAAGGATATACCTTTGAAGAAGACACCAGCCCGTTTAGTGAGCAAGCAGCCACTACCATCCCCCAAGCCAGTGAAGGTGACTTCAGCGAAGAGGAAGACGAAGACTTCTGAGGTTAGATACCGAAGCGGTTTAGAAAAGAGCGTGGCTCTTGACCTCACTAAGAGAGGTATCGACTTTCAATACGAACATGAACGTATCCCGTACATTGTTGAAAGGAAATACCTCCCTGATTTCCAGCTACCCAATGGCATCTACGTAGAGGCTAAAGGGTGGTTCAGAGATGAGGACTGTCGCAAGATGCGTCTACTAAAGGCGCAGTATCCAGACAAAGAATTTAGATTCTTATTCCAAAACCTAAACACTAAAGTTCAATCCAGAAGGTTCACAAACCAGCAATGGGCAGAGAAATACAACTTTGCTTACTGTGAGGGGCGTGTGCCTGACGCTTGGCTTAAGGAAACGCTAGATGAAAACAAGAAAGAGGACTGACTATATTGTCATCCACTGCGCTGCCACCAAGCCTAGTATGGATATAGGATTCACTGAGATTGACCAGTGGCATAAGAGGCGCGGCTGGCTTGGGTGCGGTTATACTTGGATAATCAGGCGTAATGGAGTCATCGAAGCTGGACGCGCACTCGAAGAATGTGGGGCGCATGTCAAGTCATTTAACCACAACAGTGTAGGTATCTGCCTAGTTGGTGGTATAGACGAAGATGGGGATGCGGAAGCTAACTTCACTCAGAAGCAATGGGACACTTTAGACTCACTCGTAGATGTGATGACTAAAATCTATCCAAATGCCGCAGTGGTTGGTCACAATGACCTTGACCCTAATAAATCATGTCCAGTATTTGAGGTGAGCGAATGGATGAGTCAGATCAAGGAGATTCGTACCTCCTAGCAGGGAAGTTACCCTGCCCTAAGTGTACAAGTTCAGACGCTTATCACGTCTACAGCAACGGGTGGGGTCACTGCTTTGCATGTGACTCAAACATTCCAGAAGATGTCGAACAGACAAGCAAAGAGGTAGCACCAATGCAGCAAGGTCTAATCCCTAAAGGTGAGCATGTGTATATGAACAAGCGGAAGCTTGATGCCAGTACATGTGTATTGTGGGATTATACTAAGTCGGACTATAAAGGTACGACAGTCCAAGTGGCTAACTACAAGGATAAGAAGGGTCAGACCATAGCGCAGAAGATACGCTTTCCTGACAAGTCTTTTAAGTTCCTTGGGGACACTAAGAACATACCTTTATATGGTCAATGGCTGTGGCCTAGTGGCGGTAAGATGGTGACAATCGTAGAGGGAGAGTTAGATGCCCTTTCCGCGAGTCAAGCGCAGGGGAATAAGTGGCCTACGGTATCTGTACCGACAGGTGCAGCAGGTAGTGTTAAAGCAGTTAAACATAATATTGAATGGCTGCTTACGTTTGACCGTGTGAACATCATGTTCGATATGGACGATGTAGGCCAAGAAGCTGCACGTAAGGTTGCTGAACTGTTCCCTCCACGTAAGGCTCACATTGCTAGACTGCCTCACAAAGATGCCTCAGACATGCTACAGCGTGGCTTAGGTGCGGAGGTTGTCACGGCAATGTGGGGTGCAGAACCATACTCACCAGCAGGTATTGTTAGTGGCTCACAGCTACGTAAGAGATTAGAAGACCGTCCAGAAGTTCAAAGCTATCCTTGGCCTGACTTCATGGAAGGTATGAACCAAAAATCTTATGGCATACGCTTAGGTGAACTTGACGTTTTTACTTCAGGCTCAGGTATGGGAAAGACCACCCTTATCAAACAGTTTCAGCACCACTTCATGCAGACCACTGACCTTAACCAAGCACTCATACACTTGGAAGAACCTTTAGAAGATACAGCCGAGGGCATCATAGGAATACACATAGGCAAACGCCTTAACCTTCCTGATGTCCGTGAGTTTGTACCTGATGGGGACTACTGGCAGGGGTTCGATGAGACTTTCGGTGCTGTAGATACTAATGGTAACTCACGGCTTAACGTCTACGATGCCTTTGGTTCTCTTGATGAAACCGACCTGTACAACAAGGTTCGTTACTTTGCTACAGGGTTAGACTGCAAGGTTATCTGGATTGACCACCTCTCTATACTTGTGTCTGACTTAGGACAAGACAGCCAAGATGAACGTAGAGCCATTGATTCAATCATGCACAACCTTAAGATGCTGACTCAAGAGCTAGGGATTTACATAGGCTTGATAAGTCACCTTAAGAAAGCACCGCAGGGTAGATCGTTTGAAGAGGGCTACGTGCCAAGTTCAGATGACCTCCGTGGCTCAGGCTCGATTAAGCAACTATCGAACAACGTCTATGCAATCTCAAGGAACCAACAAGAAGAAGACGATACCCAACGGAACACGTCTACGTTAACTGTACTTAAGTGTCGGTACACAGGTAGGACAGGCAGGGCAGACTATCTGCTATTTGATGAGGCAACAGGCCGCATGGTAAAGGGTGCTTCACCTGAAGTCCAAGCTGTGTTTGGTGCTTCAGACTTTAATTAATCACTCCAGAGAGAGGATGTTATGCGTTATATATTCGATTTAGAAACCAATGGCCTACTTGATGAGGTCAGTAAGATTCACTGCATTGTTGCAGCTAACTTAACTACACGGAAGTTACAGAAGTTCAGCACCGAGGCAGGGAATATCGAAGAGGGTCTACAGCTACTTGCAGATGCTGAAGAACTCATCGGGCATAACATCATGGGTTACGACCTGATGGTGATTAAAAAGCTTTACCCTACTTGGCACACTAGTGCTAAATTAACAGACACGTTAATACAATGTCGGCTTATCTGGGGAAACATAGGAGAGGTTGATGCGACTAACCAAACCTTGCCCCCGAAGCTGAGAGGTAGACACTCGCTAGAGTCTTGGGGCTACCGCCTTAAGTGTCTCAAGGGTGACTACGGTGTCAATGCAGATTGGGAAACGTACTCGAAAGAGATGCTTCAATACTGCGTCCAAGATGTACTAGTCAACGTAAAGCTATACGACAAGATCATCTCTAAAGACTACAGCCAAGACGCTATGGATTTAGAGCATGACATCCACCGTATCTGCCTAGAGCAGCAGACCTTTGGGTTTCCCTTTGACGAAGAAAAGGCAGCAGCACTTTACGCCAAGCTTTCGGGTCGCAGGGATGAACTGAAGCAGATTATGATTCATACCTTTGAGCCTAACGTCATTGAACTGAAGACTAAGACTAAGGTACTCCCCTTTAACCCTAGTTCACGTCAGCAGATCGCAGATAGGCTACAGAAGCGAGGGTGGGAACCAAAAGCTTACACAGAGTCAGGCCAAGTCATTGTCAATGAGACAACCTTAAAAGAGATTGAGGACACCATTCCTGAAGCTAAGTTACTTCTTGAATACCTCATGCTTGTTAAAAGGCTAGGTCAGTTATCTGAGGGTAAGAATGGTTGGCTCAAGCTATCCAAGAACGGACGTATCCACTATTCCACTAACACGCTAGGTGCTGTGACAGGCAGGGCTACAGCTAGTAGACCTAATGTTCAGCAGGTTCCTAGTGAACGCGCTGAGTATGGCAAGGAGTGCCGAGAGTTATTCCATGCACCTAAAGGTTGGGAACTAATGGGTTCTGACCAATCGGGCATAGAACTTAGATGCTTGGCTCATTACATGGGTAAGTGGGACAAGGGGGCGTATGGCAAGGTAATCCTTGAAGGTGATATTCATACCACCAACATGGAAGCCTTGGGATTAACTGACAGATCAATTTCAAAAACATGGGCATACGGATTCCTGTATGGGGCAGGTGTTGAGAAGCTAGGCAACATAGTTGGTAAGGGTAAGAAGGAAGGTTCTAGGCTTAAAGATAAGTTCTTGGAAGCCCTACCAGCCCTTAAGAATCTCCAAGACTCAGTTAAAGAAGAAGCAACCAAACGTAAGGTAAAAGGTCTTGATGGGCGAATCATTCCTGTTAGGCATCAACACGCCTCCTTAAATACTTTATTGCAATCCTGTGGCGCAATTCTCGCAAAGAGATGGGTCGTCACCTTCCACCAGCTATGTCAGGAGAAAGGCTTTACTCACGGTGTTGAGTACCAGCAGTGCGCTTGGGTACACGATGAAATTCAAATCTTAGTTAAAGAAGGTACAGGTGACGTGTTCGGAAAGCTTGCTCAAAAAGCTATGCGTCTTACAGGTGACTATTACAAATTCGGAGTTCGACTAGATGCGGAATACAACATTGGA